CAATCCTGTGTCGTCGCGCGATACCGTCTGGATTGCCCAGACTTGTCCTCCGCCCTGTTTGATAACCGTTGACTGGATACCGGCCATACCAAGGGAGCTAAGATCAGCCGAACTGGTGCCCAGCACGGCAAGTGCGTAGACGAGGCTCTCGTCTCCAGCGGCTTGTGTGGCATTGACGTTCAACGCATAGGCAATGCCCCCACCGCCAGAGCCGGTCAGGTTCTGTGTGAGATCAATCCGAACCACCGGGGCAAATGCCCCGACGGGGTTCTGCTGTTTCGCGAAATACTTATAGCCGTTGTAATAGGCTTCGATGGTATCGCCACGTGCGCCGATGGGGGAGGCAGGCGTGGTGCCGTCCTGAAGCGTCGTGCCGTCCAGTTTCCAAAGCACGGCAGTCGTCGGACCCGCGGTGGTGGTGAGCGGACCGTGAATTAACCCGGCGGGCAGGAACACCGAGCCATTATGCTTCGCTGCAACCCTGGCTGCATTTAGGAACGCGGTGTTGTTGGTGCTGCCGTCCAGCAGCACACCATAGTCCAGAGCATTTACCTGGTCGGCCGAGCGGTCCTGCGCCGCGCGCGCGGTCGTGCTGCCGGTCGCAGTGTAGTTGAGCGGGCCGGTGAATGTCGTGGTGCCGCTGAACGTGGTGGGGCCGAACACGGTGGCTCCGGCGAGTGGCAGATATGGGCCGCCCCCGGTGGAAAAATGAATGGCAGCATCGATGGCATCGGCGTTGGAATTCCACAGATCACCCCACAGCCCAACGGCCATGTTGGCGATGGGCTTATAGAGGCCAAGCGTCGCAGTCAGTGTGTAATCAGTTCCGGCTCCGCTCATGATACTGCCACCACGTCGAACGGGCCGGGCGCCCAGATGCCGGGATTGCCGCCGCACAGCGCCACGGTGCCGAAGGTGCGGAACAGCAGGATGGCGCGCTCGGCCATCTCGTAAGGCCCGGCGCCATACGGCCCCACGTCATACGGAGATCCGATGCCGGCTGATGGCGGCGTGAGATAGTGCCATGTGGCGTATTTGCCGACGCCCCAGGTCAGCGTTCCGAAGCCCAACGGCCTGCTCGCATTGTAGACCTGATAGCCGCCGGCCGAGACGCGGAGTTCGTCATACATCGCGGTGTAGACAATGGCGGTGGTCAGCCCGGTGCCGATGAGATGGCCGCCGGTGAGCGCGTCGTACAAGTTCACTGTGTCGATGGCGCCCCAGTCGGGGCCGCAGGGCGGCCACTGCACGCTGGCGATGTTTGCGCCGACGACGCCATCACCAGTATCCACGAACGTCGCAGGGCGCCGTACGTAGCCGGTGCCGGCGATCTCGACCCCGTCCGATTGGAGGCCCATGAAGCAGCCGAACGGGTAAGCGAATGAGGTGGCCATCAGGTCGTCACCGACTGCAGTTGTGCGGCGGTCAATGCCTGCGGCCAGTAGCGCACACGGCGGATGTAGAACGAGCCAACGGTTGCCGAAGTGGGCTTGCCGATGCGCAGCGTCGTGACTGTCGGCGGGTTGGCGGCGGCGGCGTTTGAGATGAATGCGCCCCCGTTCAGCATGTAGCCGTGCTGGCCAGAGATTGACACGGCACCCGATTTGAATGGGACGCCGGCCGTTATTGTGCCAGCGCCCGCGCCATTCAGCGTTGTTGTGTTCGCGTTGATCTCAAAGAAGCGCACATTGAGTAGGGCGGCGTCGGTGGAAAGGAGTGACCGATTGGCGGTCGTCCCGTCGTCAAACTCGACATAGGTTGGGGCACCCCCGATGGCTGGCTGCATCGCATCGACCACGTAGCTTAGTGCTAGCGGATTGGTGAACCACGGCGAGGTGCTCATGATCGCGCTATCGATCGCGCGGGTGACGGAGGCGCCTGCGGTTGGGATGTAGCTGCTAGGAAACGTCCCGGTCTCCAGCTGCGCGTTGCTCACGGTGCCGCTGACGGTCAGGGTGAGGCTGCCCGCGGTGGGTGTGAACGTCTGCGATACGCGCTGCGCCGCTCCTGTGCCGACGAGTGCCCCACTTGCCGTGCCGCTCTTGGTGATGGTGCCGGTGCCGTAGAAGCTGAGCGTATATGCTACTGCAGTGACGGTGACGGATTGCGTCGTGAGAGCGCTGCTATTGAGCAGCACATTGGTGCTGGCGCCCTCGATGAACAGCCCGTTGAGCGTATGGGCGACCGGGTCGTAGTCCCAGCGTGGGGCGTTGACCGCTGCCGTCTGCATCGTGCCGGTGGCATCGAAGTAGGTGGCTGTGGATGCGCGGGTGAACGTAATGCGCCCGTCCAATGATCCTGGCGTCATGAGCGAGATATCGAGCGATGGTACCGGGCCGCCCCCGGTATTGAGCCCGGCAGCCTGTCCGGCGCGCGGACGCCAGGTCACCTGCTGCGAATACAGCTGGCACCAGCCAGCGGCGGACACCGGGCCTTCGATGCGCGCGCAGGAGCTGGACGGGACATAGTGGCGGCACATGCCGCAGCGCTCAGAGCCGCCGGCGGGGGTGTAGCGCGCCGCCTTCTTGGTGGCTTTGGGCGTGCCGCGGAGAGCGAGGCGCTGCAGGGCTGCCATCAGAACACGCACGCCATGTCGGCACGTAACGGTGCGCCACTGTAGTCACTCTGCTGTTTATGCAAGTTGGCCCGTGTAACTGCCTGCTGCCACGCTGCGTCCATTTGTGCGGCCCGCTCGTTATCGAGCGCCCAGACTGCGGCGCCTGCGGCTACCCCGTAGAGGTAGACGGAATACAGGTTCTCCAGGATCGGGTTGGTATCTGTTGGGAGCAGCAGTGGGCGCGGCTTGCGATACCATCCCATCAGCACGCTCTGCGGTACCCAGGACGGGTCTGGCGGGTTGGGCACTTGTGGGTGCGGCAGGAACTCGATGCAGTTCGCCACCAGCCTGTAGGCGCACGAGGGGCCGCTCAGCGCAGTGATGGCGTCGTAGGGTTGCGAGCCAATCGGCTGATACTGGTTGCTCCAATGTCCGCTCCATTCGTCACGCAATTGGAGCAGTTCCCCCGTGGTGTTGTCCCTGATGCTCTCCATGGTGGCGAAGTCGCTGGGCAGCGCGATGTATGCGGCGTCGATCGGTTGGATGGCCGACGCCACCTGGCAGCGCGCACGCAGTGTCTGGGCCAGTTCGGTCTCAACCGCGCTGATCAGCCCCGGCATGATACCGTTGGTCAGGATGTCCTGCCGGTTGAGATAGCTGGCGACATCGGCCTGAAGCTGCGCGAGGGATGCCATCAGGGGGCGGTCACCACCACGCCGTTGCTGGGTGGCGCTGCGGTGGTCCCTAGCGCATTGCTCGCGGTGACGACACACGTTGCGGTCTTGCCGACGTCGTCCGCCATGATGGGCAGCGATGCCGTGCCGCCTGTTATGTCGGCGCCATCCAGCTGCCACTGATAGGCGTAGCTGTGCGGCTCTGCTTGCATGCCCTCCCAGTTGCCTATGGTGCACGTGAGTTCGCTGCCAACCTGCTGCACATGCGGGACATCGACGTTGACCGGTGGTGTGGTTGGCACCGGATCGGGGCCACCCCCCTCCGGTGCATCGATCTCCAGCAGCGGCTCGTATTGGCTGCTCTCCAGGACAGCGCCGGCGGCCGCAGTCTCCGCGCCCTGCGCGAGCGCCATATCGCCCGCCTCACTGAGAGCCTCTGCCTCGGGATACAGCCGGATCAACAGCACCTGGTCGATGCCCTCGACCAGCACTGGCTCGATTGTGCCGGCGCCGCTCATTGCTCGGTCTTTGGGATTGGCACCTGCTGTGCCGCGACCAGCGTCGAGCCTTGCTCCCAGGTCTCCTTGCCCTGCGCGAGCGCCCGCGCTGCCACATCCTCGGCGCTGTCGGCGTCGGGATAGAGGCGATGTAGCAGGACCGGATCGATGCCCTCGACCATGACCGGCTCAGCGCCCTTGGTCTCGGGCGTCTGTGCGACATGGCCGGCCATCGGTTGCATGCTCCCGGCCGTTGCCGGTGCGCCGCCGACGCCGGGCGTGGGCTTCATGCTACCGGCATGCGGAGCGTCGTGTTTCGTTGGGCTGGCCATGGTGGTCTCCTTTAGATCTTGCGGGCGTCGTCGGTGCGGAATACGCGGTTATCCCTCTCGTCCAACCACGCATTGAGCGCCTTCTGGTCCTTCGTGATGCCCAGCTTCTGGAGCTGCTGCCAGATGACCATCGGGATGCGGGCGACGTGGGTGATGCCGTCGGGCTGGCTTCTGGCCTGGTGCTTATCGAAGCTGCTGGCCTGACGCTTGTTGGCCTCGATGATGGGGCGCAGATCTTGCGTCTGGACGATGAGCGGCAGCCCGGTTTCGCTGTCGATCTCGATCGTCGTGCCACGGCGGGTGACTTCGTTGTAGTTGTCGTACAGGTATTGGGTCATAGCGGTAATCCGCTATAAGCGGGGCGTTGCCGGCTCGGGATAGCCGACAGCGCCCCTGACCACGATCCTACTGGAGAGGACCGAAGCTGATGACACATGATGACGAAGCGACGCGTAAGGCAATCGCCACCGCCTATATGCGGACTTGGGTTGCGGAAAACCGCGAGGCTCGTGCGGCCTATCAGAAGGAATATGCCCAGAATAACCGCGAGGCCATCCGCGAGAACCGGCGACGCTATCGCGAGAAGAACCGCGAAAAGATTAAGGAAGCCAACCGCCGATACATCCGCGGCGAATACGGCGAGATAACCCCAAAAGAGAAGGAACACCAAGCACGCAATCGCCTTCAGCGCGCTGTGGACTTGGAAGTAATGGCTGGGCGCCCTCGACCTGCCGTCTGCGATGCTTGCGACGGAGCGCCCGACAAGGGGCGCGCGCTCCACTTCGACCATTGTCACCAGAAGGGTCATTTCCGTGGCTGGCTGTGCCGGGAATGCAATCTGGCTCTGGGCAACGTACGAGACGACCGCAATCGGCTTCTCAAGCTGATCGCCTATCTCGACAAAACCTAGGACTGCATTCCCGGACAGTTTACCCTCCACTCTAGCCCGTATACGCACGAGAAAGCGCTGGTATCATTGATTAAGATCGAAGATTGTGGCATGCGCTTTGGGAGCGGTGGGCCTGATGCACCCCTCGAAAATAACCCCACCCTGGGAATTATCTCCTGTCTGGGCATAATCCTGCTGGACCATATCGCGCTCTGGTAGTGGCGCCATCTCGACATAGTCCGTAGATACAAGCAGGATTTGGTGAGCGGGACAGAAGCGATCCGGCGTGAGTTGCAGCGTGCCGAAGTTGGTGCGGTAGACATCGACCGCGCCCTGGATGGTCATCTCGCCGGTTGGTGACGCTTGGACGATGTTCTGCGCCACGATCGGATTTCCGGTTCCGCCTTGGCTGAGCGTCGCGAAGTAGTTCTTAATGTTCCCCGACATGATGCCGATCGTTGGATTGCCGCCGGCCTGCCAGCACTGCTGGATGGCGGCATTCACGACGGCCAGCGTCAGATCGTAGGGCGTGCCGGCGGTGCCTGCGTTACTGCCATCGCCGATCGGCATGACGCCAGCGCCGGCACCACGCGCGCCGAAGTTGGTGTAGCACGGCAGGCCGCTCATGTGCCTCGGGTCGGTGATGGTGCGAACCAATGGGCTGGTTACTGCCAACTCCAGGTCGCGCTTCACCTCCATGGCCCTCAAAATCATGTTGCGGTTGTATTCGTCCTCGCCCCCGACGACGTCCACAACGCGCAGGGTGTTGGAGACGCCCACTGTCCTTGCGAGAATTTGGCAGACGTTGTTGAGCCTGACCGGCTTGATCACGGCCTGCATGACCGCGGTAAAGCCCTCGGGCTGGGCGTTATCTGCGGCCGGGTTGAGCTCCTGCACGATCCATTCGGTCAGGACTTGCTTTGAACCGACGCGGGGGCACGCGCTGACCAGCGGTGTCTCGTCTGGATCGATCCTATTTATAATAGGGGTGATAATAGCCTAGACATAAATAATATCGGCCAAATCCTCGCGGACGCCGACTGCTGCAGTCTCAATATATGTATTGGACGGTGCAGCTCCCTGTGCGGGAACAGCCATACAAGTCTCCATTGCTGAGCAAGCGCCGATGGCGGCGTTGCCGGTTGAACCGAATTGATGGTTCGCAATGGCACTGACTGATGGCCTGGCAGGCGTTTAGCGCTTGGTCAGCGACTGCGCTGCGTGCTGCTGGTCAACTTGGTCGTCCTGCGACTGCACGGCCCGATCGTTGCTTGGTCTGCGACTGCCCCCGATCGACGGGATGACGCTACGCGTGTGGATACGGTGTCGTCAATACCGCCCGCTGCCGTTGCTACCGGCGGCCGCGGAGCGTCGCGCGCTGAGCAGGGCAGCGGCATTGCGGGCGTTGGGTGCGGCCTCGAACTGCTGTTCCATGGCCTGCACCTGGGCGGCTGGGGCTGGTGGCGGGCGCACGCCACGGACCTGTGCGGTCTGCACCGGCTGGGGTGCGCGGGTTTTGGCGCCTTCGACCATGCGGTCCCACATCATGGCCTTCAGCATGCTTTCGACGTGGCGCGGGTCGGAGAGCCCCTGGAGTTCCTGCCGGGTGTAGCCGCCTTTGCTTTCGGCCCAACGGGCGATGTCGCGCTGGACGGTGGCGCGCTGCGCGTCATCCCGCCAGAACTCATATTTCTCGCTGAGCATCTTGTTGCCGGCTTCCACCTGCTGGCTCATCGAGCGCTCGTAGGCTTGCTGCTGGAGTTGGGTGAGGGTGCCGAGGCGTTGTTGCTCAGCGGTGGCGGCCTGGTAGG